ATGCCAAAGTTGTTTGATTTTATTTCTCGTGAAAACACCGGAATAGTTTTCCCAAGCATTTACAATTTCTCAATTCCTGTGGAAGAAAGGATTGACCTTTTCCAAAAAGCATTAGACGACGGATGTCAATTACTGTTCTGTGATGAAAACTTATTACTAAAGACACCCAAACACATAGATACCATAAAAACTTATTATGATTTCTACTACAATGATGCCTATCATAGTCACAGGTAAAACACAATTAGCCAATCATTTAGTGGAAGCAATAGATAATTCCAGGGCGGGCGAGATTTTAGATCTAACAGATGATGACCATTTGGTGATCATCACACAAGGAACAGCAAGGGGTGGGGTCAAAACAATAATTGATAGGTGCTACACAGACATTGTGAGCCAAATCGAATCCGTAACAAGAAAAGACATACGTTACATTGTAATTGGATCTATGTCTGCGGAGTATACAAGTTTTCCCGGCATCTCAAACCTAGCCATGATATACGCAAACGCAAAAAGATCATTATCACAGTACGTTTCAGATTATAATCAAATGAACATGGATATGGGTACCAAGTCTGTTGGTGGACACAGGATACAAATATGTGAACCTGCCGCTTTCCAAACAGGCATGAGTAATTACAAGGGCATGGAAGTTTCGAAAGTGATCGATGCTGTGCAATATCTAATTGCACATCCTGAAGTTGTTAAAATACAACTAAGACAGTAATATTATCTTTCCCTAAATTTTTTAACAGATTTAATATATTTTTTGGTCCAATTTTTGTAATAAGGACCGACCTCTAGCATTTTGGAAAACTTGTTCAACTTGCTTAACTTCTGTACTAGGAATAATATGAAATGACCGTTGTTAAGTTTTATGCCTTTTACGGACTCTTTAATTTTTGGATGATCCTCTAACACAACAACATCACGCGGCATGAAGGCAAAGTTCAACTTGTCTGCTATCTCCACCGTCTGCTTGGCCGTGAACTGGTCGGGCTCCGCTATGATCACCAACACATCTTTTTTGTCAAAGTTAAAATCCCATATGTGTGTGAATATTGTGCCGAACTCACCAATGCCGTCCAACTCAAGGAATTTAACCTTGCCATCAACGATGGCCTTCTGTGCGAAAGGGCATGGCGGTAAGTTGCCGAATACAGGATTGGGTCTTGTTACAAAATCCTTAATCCAGGTCTGGATCGTCTGTGTGGGTGTTTGTTTTTTGAGTTGAGTCGTCATGTATGTCCTTCAATTTCTGGAGTGCCTCATCTAAAAGTTTCTCCTTGGTCTCTAACTTGGCCTGCAAATCGGCTATCATTTTGTTCTGTTCGCCTATCTTGTGGCCCATGCTCTGCACGTCTGCTGTAGCGTGTTCCAGTTTAATCAACACTTGCTTGTTCCGGCTATCCTTGGCCTTCATTTTAATCAGAGTATCATCACGGTCTTGAGTGATGTCTGTGATTGCTGATTTAAGTTCCTTGACTAGGTCTTTTTCGGACATATGTAAATGTTAATTATCTGCATTTTCTAACACCATTATAGTATACTATATCTTAGAAGAAAGGTTGACCGCTTTTCTTGGTAGTTTCCATGTTTTCTTTTACCAGTTGCGCCACCACCCCACGCTCTTCTGGAGACAGGTTTAGTGCCTCCTGCCATGTGATACCTCCACGCATAAACCAGCACACCTTCATTGTTTCCAGTTTTAGATTTTTCACTTGGTTGTCGAAGTCTTTTAGATAGCTTACTATTTCAGAGTTACCCTTTGTCAGTAGGGTTACCCGAAAAAATTTGAGCTATCAAATGTTACCGGCACTTCAAATGAAGCCGGTGCACCTTTCTTTATCTGATCGTCAGAGGACTTAATCCTTAAAGGCGGGATTTGTGCCTGTACTCTAAGCTCGGAAAGTTTTGCTTGTATTTCCGTAACCGTCTTAGCATCTGCGTTGTTGCAAAATTCTATGATCTGCGATCTGTCTACAACCGTGTTGCCTTCTGGAGTTGTAATAGATTTAATTGAATCAACTAATAGTGAGAAGTTGACCATGTTCAATGTTTCAAAACTTTTTGCAAATGCCGATTGCTTTGCCTCATCAGTCATTTGGCTATTATCTATTGTTCCGTACATCTTCTGTTGTTCGAATCTTGCAATTTGTATTTTAGTTAGAGTTTTGTATGACAGTGGTTCTATTGTTATCTTGAAGTTTGTTGTTGTTGTGGTCTCGTCCACTATCTCGGCTTTGCCTAAATCCTCAAGCAGTGCGGGTAAATTGATTGTGTGTGATTGATCTTCGTTTGTGACCGGAACACGATAGCTTACATCCATGGTTTCACCATAGGTTGCAATCCTTATCGCTAACAGCACAGCATCTGTGTCGTAGTTAACCATCTTCCATGGATCTAATAAATTCGGAACACAGCTTTTTATCACGTCAACTGTTGATTGCCCGTTGATCATAGCGTCTGGTGTCTTGAATGCCAACTCATCTTTCACGGTCATTGGTAATATTGGTATCTCTCCTGTCTCCGTTGGGGTGAACACCTCCTTGGCATAGTACCTGCCACCACTGGGCAACTTGATGTATATGGCCGGTTGCCTGTAGTACTTCTGTAATGGGTTAGTATTTTCCATGTTTTTTGTATCCATAAATATACACTAAATGCGTATAGGTGTCAATATTTATATGCGTACAAAAAGGTAAGAAATAAAACCATATGGACAGAGAATTAGAACAGTTACTCAAAGACATGACCTCCGAGCTCAAGGACCTTACCCGGGTTTTGCGAGGATCTGCCAAGTCTGCAATGGAAGGAACTAAGACCATCAAACAAGAAACCAATGTTAGGAAGATGGCCATCAAAGCCCTAGAAGACCAGAGGGAAGATTTAAAGAAGAGGGGTAAACTTACCAAAGAACTAAACAAAGAGATTGACGATTCAATAAATTCATTAGAAAAATTCCAAAAGACTGCGAAAGCAGGAGCGGGCGTGATGACACTATTGGCCAAGGCTCTAAACTTTTTAAAGGACGCAGTAATAAGCGTTGCAACTGCAGGCATTAAAACCGGTCTTGCATTTTCAGACACCACTAAATCAATAAGCTCTGTGGAGGATTTTATAGACGCAGGGTTTGGAGACATACCGGGACTTGGTAAAGTTACAAAGGAACTGGCTCGGGAGATAGATTCCAACGTTGAATCATTCACACAGCTGGCCAAAACAGGAGCAACATTTGGAAGTTCCATAGTGATGCTACGTAGGGCGGCGGCGGATGCCACACTACCATTAGGAAAGTTCACAGACCTGATCGGAACCAATTCAGGACTGCTGGCAAAATTCTTTGGATCAGTGGATCAAGGTATTCCACAGATAGTGGGACTGACATCAAAATTAAGGGATATAACAGAAAATGAATTCGCAAAATTTGGATTGACACTAGATGACACTTCGGGCTTCTTAGCTACTTTCCTAGAGCTAGAAAGGGCAAGGGGTAACCTAAACAATTTATCACAGTCCCAACTTTTAGCAGGAACCAAAGAATACACTAAAAATTTAGTAATTCTAAGTAAACTGACTGGCCAAAGTGTAGACGAACTAAACAACCAGAACGCCGCCATGGCCGCGGACGGTGTGTTCCAATCGCAGTTGACCAAGATGGCGGCGGAGGATGCAACGATATTGCGTGATTCGATCGGCGCACTGCCACCAGGCCTTAAACAACTGGCCAGAGAAGTAGTAGGACTAGGCGCACCTATCAGTGATACCAGCAAAGAATTGACCGCTATATCCGATGGAAGGTTCAACGATGCAATAAAGGCTTTCCAAAAAGATTTGGATCCTGTGGCGTTCTCCAACGCAATCAAGACCATATCAGCGGACGTAATGAACAATAGTGAGTCATTTGGTCAGGCGGGACTTGTAACAGGACAGTTTGCAGATGCCTTGAACGCTGTGGTGGAAGCCATAGGAACAGCGGTAGATCCAAGTATAATACAGGATGAATTAGACGCTGTTGGAGACAACATAAAGAATTTAAGAAACATCACAAGCACATTTGATAGAGTTGCATCAAGACTACAGATAGACAGATTCGAACTGTTGGCACCTGTACTTTATAGCAATAGTGAAGCAGTGGTGGAATTTACATCAGCATTCAACGACAAGATAAAAGCCATAGTGGAAGAGGGTGGAGGATTGGACAAGTTCTATGAAGGATTATCTAAATTCAAAGAATTCCTCATCACAGGCAAGTTGCCCACAACGACAAAACCCGAAAGCGAAACGCTGAACATAGATGACATACTACCTAAGCCTGGTCAAAACGACATGGGCGAAGGTGGCGCTCAGTTTGGTACCCGAGGATTCCGTGACTTTGGTGCAGGAACACCAATGATGTTGCACGGTTCAGAAATGGTTCTACCTGAAAGAAACGTTGGCGAATTAGCAGAAAAGTTAGCAAATGCAGTCAGCACTTTGGGGAGTGGAAACATCAATACAAACACTACGGTAGGTGACACGATTACCAACAACAGCACTACTATAGACCTCAGCACATTAAACGCAAACACACGAGAGCTTATCGCTTTGACAGAAAAAACTGCAAACCACTTAAATACGCTTGTAACGATAGGTACTATGACTGAAAAGAATACTAAATCAACAAATAAAAGTCTTGCAGACATGGGCGGAAGTCTAGTATAATAAAGTATGGCTTGGAAAAAATATTTTAAAGACGCAAACATGTCTCCCATTAGTGGAGAGAAAGTGCCAAATTTCGCAAAGAGGAACTACAGTTCTTACTTGCCAGATGTGTACACAGGGCACCCGAACAGGATACAGAGATACTTCCAGTATGATCAAATGGATTCGGACTCGGAAATCAACGCCGCACTGGACATCCTAGCAGAATTTTCAACACAGAAAAATCAAGAGAACGAAACTCCTTTTGATCTTGTATTCAAAGATGAGACAACAGAACATGAAGTGAAACTTTTAAAGAAGGCCTTGCAACAATGGACGAAGTCAAACAAGTTCAACAAAAGAATTTTCAGAATATTCAGGAACGCACTGAAGTACGGAGACTGTTTCTTCGTAAGAGATCCAGAGACACACAAATGGCTCTACATCGACAACGCAAAAGTTGACAGGATCGTCGTCAACGAGTCTGAAGGCAAGAAACCTGAACAGTATGTGATCAGAGACATCAATCCTAACCTACAGAGACTATCAGCGACACAGATAACACCCAACCAAACATACGGTGGCGGTGGAACAACAGGAGGCGGCACTGCCGCATACGGATCAAGTTATGCAAACGCAGGTGCCACAAACAGTATGTCAGGGTTTGCAGGTGGAAACACGGGTGGAAGATTCTACAAGACAATGAACGCATACAACATAAATGCAGAACATGTGGTCCACATGTCGATGTCGGATGGTTTAGACAACCTTTTCCCGTTTGGACAATCAGTGCTGGAGCAAATTTTCAAAGTGTACAAACAAAAAGAATTACTAGAAGACGCAATTATAATTTACAGGGTGCAGAGAGCACCAGAGAGAAGAGTTTTCTACATCGACGTAGGTAACATGCCAACACACTTGGCCATGCAGTTCGTTGAGAGAGTTAAAAACGAGATCAACCAAAGAAGAATTCCAAGTGCATCAGGTGGGGCCAACTTCATCGACGCAACCTACAACCCAATGAGTATAAATGAGGATTACTTCTTCCCACAGACAGCGGAAGGTAGAGGATCTAAAGTGGACACACTTCCTGGTGGTACAAACCTAGGCGAGATTGACGATCTAAGATTTTTTACAAATAAGTTATTCAGAGGATTGCGAATTCCAAGTTCTTATCTACCAACGGGTGCGGAAGACGGTGGACAACAGTACAACGATGGTAGGGTAGGAACAGCATACATTCAAGAGTTGAGATTCAACAAGTACTGTTCAAGATTACAGAGCATGTTGGCGGAAACTTTCGACGAAGAGTTCAAACTTTATATCAAAGGCAAAGGTTACAACATCGACAACAGCATGTTTGAGATTAAACTTAATCCACCACAAAACTTCGCACAGTACAGGCAGACAGAGATGGATCAAAGCAGGGTAAACACATTTACAGCAGTGGCGGACCTACCGTATATGAGTAAGAGATTCGCACTAAAGAGATATCTCGGATTGAGTGAAGAAGAGATGGCGAGAAATGCCGACCTATGGGCAGAAGAAAACAACATTCCACAGAAGAAACAGAACAAGAACGCACAACTACGATCAGGTGGCGTAACACAGTCCGGAATCTCAAGCGATCTGGACCAGTTTGAAGAGCCAACAGCGGATCCTGAATCACCAGAACCAGGTTCACCACAGCCAGGACAGCCAGGACAGACACCAGGCGGACAGACACCAGGTGGAACAGGTGGTGGCGGACAGGTATAAGGATTAAATACGTTTATGAAACTGAATGAATTTTTCACTTATGGCGCAGATGGCTTTGAGCAAGACAAAAGCTATGAACCAGAGCACGATATTTCAATTCTCGATTCAGAAGACACAAGAAAAACACGTTTGACACTCAAACAAATCAACTCAATGAGACTTGCATCAGAAGATCACGATGCACAGCAGAAGGAAGAAGCAGTTTTCGTCCAAAAGATGTACGGACAACCTGCCCAAGACGATAACTTAGAGTTATAATGTCGTCAATAGCATTCGTACTAGGTAACGGTGAATCACGTAGGGGCATAGAAATCAATGACCTTAAGGAGCGAGGCAAGGTTTTTGCCTGTAACGGAGTCTATCGAACACACCAACCTGACTTCCTAATAGCAGTAGATCCCAAAATGATACTGGAAATAGGGGAGACAGATTATGCTATACATAATAAAGTGTGGTCAAACTACAACGCCCAGTACGCCAAGCATGACAAAATACTGAATCATGTAAACTGGTTCAAACCTAGCCTGGGCTGGTCAAGTGGACCAACAGCACTACGGATGGCACTTGACCATGGATTTACAGAGATATACATACTAGGTTTTGACTATCAAGGCCATTCAACAGAAGGCAAGAACCAAGGTTACCGTTTCAACAACATGTTTAAAGATACACGGAACTACAAGAAGAGCAATGAGCAGGCCACCTTCCATGGCAACTGGTTGAACCAGACTAAGAAGTGTGTCCAGGACTTCCCAAACGTAAAATTCCACAGGGTGATCCCAACAGGCTGGTTCAAGCCCAGGGATCGGGAGTGGAAGGGAAACATTGATCATCCAAGCACAGATGAATTTTTAGCAAAATTTGATCTAAAATTGAAGAACTCATAAAAATCCGCCTTTTGGCGCCAATTACACCACCTTTTTTACGCTTTATTCGTAAATACAAACACTTATAAGTACAAATCGACCTAATACAAAGGAGCACGTGTAAAATGTCAAACAATAAATTTGAGAGTTTATTAGAATTACTAATAAATGAAGAAAACGATAAAGCAGAAGCTTTATTCCATGAAATCGTTGTAGAAAAATCAAGAGATATCTACGAGAACCTAGCAGACGAAGAAGTTACTGCTGAAGCGATGCATGACAAGAAAATGAAAAAAGAAGACGAAGTTACGGAAACTGAATCATCTGAAGAAGAAACTAAAGATGAAGAAGTAAAAGAGACTTCAGAAGAAGCTAAAGACGAACAAGTAGACGAAGTTGTTGAAATCGAAGACGAAGCAACGGAATCAGAAACTACTGAAGAAGAGTCAATAGAAGAAGTTGGTGGCGACGCTACTGACGAATTGGTTAAAGACATCTCAGCAGACGAAGAAGGCGCTAAAGAAATGGACATGGACATGGAAAAAGACATGGATATGGACAAAGATGGCGACATGGACAAAGATCCAGAAGGCGATGTTGAAGACAGAGTAGTAGACTTAGAAGACGCTTTAGACGAACTAAAAGCTGAATTCGAAGCAATGATGGGCGACAAAAAAGACGACATGGACGATAAAGAAGATGAGTCTTTAGAAGTTGCACCAGAGTTAACTCCAGAAGTAGAAATGGAAGGCAAACAGACTGAGGCCATGCACAAAGACAAAGGCATGAAAAAAGAGGCTATGCATAAGAAAAAAATGGCTGAATACAAAAACCCAGTAAAAGCTGACCATTCAGATCAATCAGACAAAGCGGCAAAAGGAGCAACACCAATGGTAGGTGGTTCAAAAGTTAAGACAGGCGCGAGCGGTTCTAACATTGCACAATCACAAGCAGACAGTGGTACTTCGGGTGCGTCAACTTCCATTAATGGATCGACAACACCTCAAAAAATGGCTGGTGAGTTTGAAAACACAGGCGGTAAAGCTAAAGGTACTTCTTTCACGAAGACAATGGCGGCTAACACTGCTGACGGATCAGAAAAATCTGCTAAATCACCAATCGCTGGCAAGTAATTGCCACATTGTTGATTAAAAAGGGAGTCATCGGATGAGTTCACTATACCTAAGAGAGAATCTAACATTTGATCAAGCCAGAGTGCAGGTCTTACACGAGGGAAAAGACGGTAAGGATTTGTACATGAAGGGCATCTGCATTCAAGGTGGGATCAAAAATGCTAATCAAAGGATCTATCCAGTAAATGAAATTGCAAAAGCAACTAAAACACTGAATGATCAGATCAGCTCAGGATACTCTGTGTTAGGTGAAGTAGATCACCCTGATGATTTAAAAATTAATTTGGACCGTGTGTCACACATGATAACAGAAATGTGGATGGACGGACCAAATGGATATGGTAAGATGAAAATCCTGCCAACACCAATGGGTCAACTTGTCAAAACTATGTTGGAATCAGGTGTGAAACTAGGCGTTTCAAGTAGAGGTTCTGGAAACATGAACGAATACGGAAGCGGTGAAGTTTCGGACTTTGAGATCATCACAGTAGATGTTGTGGCCCAACCTTCGGCACCGGGTGCTTATCCTACGCCAATTTATGAACACCTAATGAATTCAAAGGGTGGTCACATGGCAAAGGGTTTGGCGGCTGAAGTTAGAAATGATGCAAAAGCACAAAAGTTCCTCAAAGAGGCACTAACAAACATAATAAAGGACCTGAAATAACATGATAGACGCAATATCAAAATTAGTAGAGTCTGGAGCAATCTCGGAAGATGTTCAAAAAGGCATCCAAGAGGCTTGGGATTTGAAAATTAAAGAAAACAAAGAAGTTGTAGGCGCTGAATTAAGAGAAGAATTCGCTAAAAGATACGAGCATGACAAGTCAAACATGATCGAAGCTATCGACTCTATGATGAATGAGAAGTTATCTGAAGAGATCACGAAGTTCGTTGAAGATAGAAAAGCACTTGCACAAGAAAAAATAGCTTACAAAGAAAATGTAGGCAAACATTCTGCCAAATTAGAAGGTTTTATCCTTTCTAAACTGTCAGAAGAGTTAAAAGAACTACACGGCGACCGAAAAGGTGTTCACGAAAACTTCAAGAAGATGGAAGAATTCGT